GAATGCACGTCACCCGACGTGTGCGGTCGAACCGTCTACTGGGTGGGCGGTGCCCCTCTGCACGAGTTCCCTACACTGGGCGAGTGACAGTCAGGGGCACCGTTCCCGCGAAGCATCAGGCCGCGATACGGCGTGCTGAGGCTGCGAAGGTGCGTGCTGACCGGGCGTACCGGGATGCGATCACCGCAGCCGCGAACGACGATGCGTCGATCCGTGAGCTCGCCGCGTTCACCGGGCTTGCACCGAACACCATCCGCAAGATCATCGACGGCAAGTAACCGGTGACCCGACGCCTAGACGCGTCGCCGCCGTGCGCCAAGATACGTTCCGTGGCGAATAGCGTCTTGCACGTTGTCTGATCGGGTGCCCCAGCGGAGGTTGTCCAGATGGTTGTTAGAAGGATCGCCGTCCCAATGGCATCCTTCATGGTCAGACGGGGAAGGGCCAACGAACGCCTCCAACACCATCCGGTGAACGTACGTCGACGTGGCTTTGCCGTTGCGGCAGAGGTTGACGTATAGATGTCCAGTCGGCAGTGGCGAGACCTTCAGGAGACGCGCCTTCAATCGGCGGAGGTTACCGCGGACGCTGTCTTGGATAACCCGATCCACCCCACGTACCCGTCCGTGATCTGAGACCTCGTAAACGCCCTCGTATCCAACGACGGGCTTCCACTGTTCTGTAGACTGCATAGCAGCCCTCCAATCGGTTAGGTCGATTGCTTGGGTGAGGCTCCGGATTGAGTGTTGACGCACTCTCCGGGGCCGTTTCCATTCTACCGAACTCCCCCGACATAGGAGGTTCGGAATGGCTTACTTGCGTCCCGTTGACCCAACGGCCGGCCGGGTGTCGACGTACTACGCGCACACCCGCCGCACCACACCCTCAAGTGAGGCTGGTGTCGACTATTACTGCCCTATCGGAACACCGATCCGTGCGGCGGATGACGGAGTGATCTTCGAACGTGGCGGGACGCTCGCCACGGCGACGGGGCGCTACATCACCCTTGATCTCAACGATGGGCGTCGGGTCCGGTACCTGCACCTGTCGCGCTACGCGAACGCATCGAGGGGCACACGCGTCAAGCGGGGAGATGTCATCGGTTACTCCGGGGCGTCCGGGTACGGGTCTGAGTATTTCGGCGCGACCGGGCTGAGCGGAATCCCGGCCAACACCGGGGGGCCACACGTTCACGTGACCCTGTGGGCGGGGCGCTTCTACCAGTTTGGGCGCTACCCGCTTGAACCGACGCTCGACTTTGAACGCTACGTCGGCGGTTCCACCGCTGTCTCCGGCGCGACACCGTTCCCGGGCACCCAACCAATCATCGAGGAGGAGGCCGACATGCCCCTATACATTCGCAACACGGCCCGCGGCGACTACGCCGTGCAGCCGGGCGTCGTGAAGCACATCGCCAACCAGAACGTGCTCAACATCCTCATGGCGGCGAACCCTGCCGCGGTGAAGCGTGTCGACGTCACAGACGGGAACCTTGACGCCGTGCTCGGTGGCATCGGTGGTATCAGTCCGGCTGAGATTGCCGCCCTGCCCGCGGATGGGCTGTGGGTGTCGGGTCAGCTCACGTCGAACCCGACCCTCGACTACGGAAGCTCACGGCCGACGCAGGAAGTCGTTCTCCGCTCCATCGACGCGAAGGTTGACACGCTCCTCGGTGAGGACGCAGCGGCCGAGGTTGAGTCGCGTCTTCGCGACGAGTTCGCGGCGATCCCCGGCGCCGTCCGCGACGAGTTCAAGAATCGCCCCCTGTCATGAGCGAGGGTGTGGCAATCGTCCTCATCTCCGTATTCGGCACCGGCATACTGACCGCGTTCATCACGTGGCTCACCCGCCTGTCAGGCCGTCTACAGCGCCTCGAGCGGCGCGACAAGCTCTCGTGGCTGTACATCCGGTCGCTGATCGTGTCGCACAACACGCACGCCCCCGGAGTGCCGTTACCTGAGCCGCCTGACGGCTGGCTCGACGAAATCGAATGACCACTGGAGGAACCAATGTCTGACATTCCCACTCCGGCGCAGCTTGGCGTGATCGTGAAGAACGCGAAGGCACGCGCCGCCATCTACGGCACCTACGTGGTCGCCATCATCCTGGCCGGCGCCGCACAGGTCGCGTTCGCTTCGCTCGAGCTCGGACAGCCCGACATTCTTGTCGCGACTGTTGCGGTGCTCGCATACCTGGGTGTCCCTGTCGGCACTCTCGCGGTCGCGAACACGAACAGCGCTGCATGATCCGGTACACGCCGTTTCCCCGAACTAACTCGATCCGCCTGCTGCTCGGGTTCCTGTTCCGCTGGTTCTGACCAAACCTCAAAACGCCCCGCATCTCACCTAACCGGTGGGGTGCGGGGCGTTTTTGTCGTGTCAGGACTCGAACGGTATGGTCCGCCAGTACACGAGTCGCAGGTGTGAGCAGGGGCCGGGGGAGTCACAGGGGGTGTCGTCGTCCGCATGGTAGGGGATACCCGCGGGGATGACTTCGGTGGCGGGTGCGACGGTGGTGTGGGGCGTGTCCATACCCGTGGGAGGACGGTAAACGCTCCCCTGATACATCACGGCCCGAAGTGATACCACGCACCCGGCTTGGTATCGGCTGGTGGCGGTTTAGTGGCTGTTTTCAGGGCTTACCTGTGGCTCCCTGTGACTACTCGCCCGCAAAATCACGGGAAACGGTAGGCGGAAGTAGCCCCAGGTAACCGCGACTGCATACCAGACTGCTCAGCATTCGGGGGTTCGAATCCCTCACTCGCCACCAGCCCCACAGCCCCGGAAAATCAACAAAAACCGCCCCGCCAGTCTTCGGACAGGCGGGGCGGTTTTCTGCGTTAGTGGCTATTTAGTGGCGGTTTTGCCGACAGAAGCTTCTGCACCGTCGCCGCCGACGCCGGCCCGCGCGAAGCCTGCTCCACGTAATGCCGCAGATTCCCGAACCCCGTATGCCCGAGCTGGTCACGCGCAGCCTCAACACCCAGATCCTCCGCAAGCAACGTCGCCACAGCCTTACGGAACGCCCCAGGAGTCACCGACGCGTAGTCGCTGCCCTCGAGCGCGGCCCGCCAATCCCTGCGAAGGTTGTCAGGCCACCTCGGCGTCCCCGCCGCAGAGGGGAACACCAGATCCGAGTACGCACCGGCTGCACGCGCCTCGAGCATCGGCACAACGAACACCGGCAGTTCGAGCTCGCGCCGCGACTTGTCCGTCTTCAACGTGTCCTTCACAACCAGCTTCCCGTCGATACTCCGAGAGACGGTCCCGTTGATGGTGACCGTGGGTGGCAGCGAGTCGAAGTTGAAGTCAGACCACCGCAACGCCAGAACCTCCGACGTGCGGGCACCGGTCGCCGCATACATGTCCATCGTGTCCCGCAGGCTCCCGTTCCGTGGACGCTGATACCGGTCGAACCCGGCATCCCACACCTCCAACAGCCCACGAATCGCAGCGATGTCGGCCGCGCGCAACGCCTTCACCTTCGGTTTCGTCCGCGTCACGGCCTTCGTCTCCGGCACCGGGTTCGAGTCGACCGCACCCGCATACACCGCATACGACATCATGTGCTTCAACACGATCCGAACCGTCCGTGCCTGCCCCGGAGTCTTCGCCGCCACCGCCTGGATGTAACGGTTCAGTTTCGCGGGGGTAGCCTCCCCAACCCGGACACCAGACAAACCCCGCAGAACCGCCTTCAACGCCTCCTGATAGGTGAGTTTCGTCCCGTCCGCCAGGTTGTTGTCGGCCAGCATCTCCACTTTCCACGCCGCCGCAAGTTCCTCGAGCGTCGATTCCCGCGTGATCGCGTCACCGGCCGGCGCCAGACGATCGCGCAGAGCTTCCTTGAGCGCGTTGACGGCTAGAGCTGAGGTCCGCCCCGTCCGCATCATCCGCCGCGTCTCACCGTCACTGTCGCGGTAGTGCGCGCTGGCTGCCGGCTTCCCGTTGTGAGTGAACTTACGGATCGTGCCGTAAGTCTCCAGGGGCAGCGGTGGCCTAGCCATGGGGACGCATCTTAGGACTCGTTGAGGGTCAGCGTGGGGGCTTCCCTGTACACGTAAGCAAGCCAAAGCCACGAGACCCACGGGTTGTTGGCCTTCGCTTCGAACATGAACCGCACCATGTCCTCGTCGGGGTACTCACGAGCCACGGCGGTCAGCTCGGATCGGCTCATCATCGTGGTCACCGCGTACTCATCGATGAGGTCGTTGATCTCCCGGCGCTCGCTCATCACTCGCCTCGCTTCCATCGGCTGATCGTGTTCGTCGACAACCCCGTCAAGGCAGCCAACTCGCGGACCGACGCCCCATGCTGCGCGGCAGCGACAACAGAGTCCCGGAGTTCGGCTTCCCACTCCCCGCGTTTGCCTAGCGCCGTGAGAATACGCGCCTGGTCGGCGTCGCTGACGATTCCTCGCTTTTGGGGCACACCCCTCACTGTAGCGTTCATCGCGACACGGGGACCGTAAGAGCGAGCGTCGAGAGGGCAATCGTTGCGATCATAGCTACAGCATATACCAGACGCAGCCGAGCCGTAGCGGAAATTGCTACAACATTTGCCTCATTAACAGAACTTCTTGGGCGGTCATGCAACTTGGCTAGCGGCGTTACCAAAACGTTACCGCTTGTCCGCCTTAAGGGGGACATGAGAACGTTCTCCCGTGTCCCCGGCATGACTTAGCCTTCGCTTAATGGTCGACACGACCCCCCCAGACGGGTCAATTAGCCACTGCCGACCAGACACACCGGGGGTTGGGAACACAATTGAACGAGCCACGCGCAAGCACCAGCGGACCCGACTCCACGCACCCAGAAACCGTCCCCCAGACCCCGGGACTCATCTGCGGAGCTGGAGCCGCTTGCGAACAGATCTGCCCAGTCATGGCAATGGGGCGATCATGCCCAGGACTCATGCAACTAATGCAGGAGCTCGAAGAACTCAGTCACCCTTGGTTGGCACCGACCGGGTCGCTCGTGCATTAGCAAAAAACTGCTCCGGGGTGACCCCGAGAAGAACAATGGCCCGCAGCAGGAAGTCGGCCGGCATCTCGCGTTCACCCCGGAAGTAGCGCCCAACAGTGTTGTCGGGCTCATTCATGGCGTCAGAGAACTTCCCTCGAGTGCCGTACACGTCGAGAGCTTCCTTCTTTAGTTCGCGCACCACGTCAGCCGTGGTCAGAGGCGCGTCATCCACGGCTTCGATACTAGCCGTTCCCGTTGCGAGAAATGTTGCGGAAGCGGCCTTTTGGGTCTTGTCCATGCCCCCTCAGAGACGCCGGACCCCCGTCTGATACATCGGTGTAGCCAAAAAGTTGCGTGACATGGCCGAAAAGGGTTGACGTGTTGCCATATGGGTGTCAGACTCTGACACATGGCAACCAACACACACCTCGCAGACGGCGAAGCAGCCGCGCGAGTCTTGCGGGTCCTCGAGACCGAGGGACGCAAGTTCTCATGGTTGGCCGAGGCGTCTGGAATCGCACGGTCGACGCTCCGACACCAGCTCAAGGTCAAGCCTGAAGCGCTGACCGTCAAGAACTTCCTCCGTATCGCTGCGGCGCTCGACCGGCCTGTTGAGGCTCTTATCGGGGAGCGTGCAGCATGAGCGGCCCCGTCCTCACCTCGAAAGCCGCCGCTGAGTACTGCGGCATGGCAGTGCAGACGCTCTACAACCTGATCTCTCAGGGTGCCGGCCCGAAGCACTACAAGCAGGGCAAGCGGAACGCGTTCTACACGGCGGATCTTGACGCGTGGAACCAGGCCCGCCTGATCCCCGCCGACTCCGATCGTCGCACTGAAGAGCGGGAGGTGGCGTGATGTTCCGTGCGCTGAATGCTCTTGTGGGCGGGTTCCTGTTCTTCTTCGGCGCCACCCTCGTGTTGTTCGGGGTGGACGGGTGGGTGCCGCTCGGTATCGGGGCGGGGCTTCTCGCGGTGGATCTGCTGGTTGAGCACCGTCAGCACGAAGCCGTACAGGGCCGGCCCAGGTTTGAGTCGGACGTTGACCACATGGGGGGTGTGTGATGTCTGATCGTGAGTTCGCGTTCGGTCAACTCCTCGCCACCCTGGGGCCGCTGTCCGAGCTGGCCGTGGTGGACCTCCAGACCGCTTTCAATGCCGGCTCCGACTGGGAGGCAGGACGATGAGCAACCACGGCACCGTCATCTACGGCGTATGCAACCGCCTGCTCGACGCTGAGACCAACGAGCACTGCGAGTTCGACGGTGACGTGAACGCGACCCGCAACGACTTCGGCGGATACCGCAGGACCTGTCCCGGATGCCGCTCGCTGCGGTACACGTCTGAGGAGGCCGCGTCGTGAACGTGTCTCGTCCTGTTCCGGACATCCTCACAGAAGACCCCGTACTCCCCACGGACATCCCAGAGCTCGAGTAACCCGACCCGCTCAACTTCGGCCCGCGTGGTCGAAGCCTGGCTACCGCATTGCCTCCACACAGGTGGACTCCCGCGTCACGGCGGAGCAATGCACGCAACACCAATGCCACACCCTCCAAGATCCCGGCCGACCAGCCGCGCGGAGAGGGCAGGCAGGAGCAACTCAACAGCAGAAAGTACCCGGAAGGGTTCTGTTAGCGGTGACGTGGTGGTTCGCGTGTGCCGATCGCAGTAGCCGGGGAGGTCCGAAGGCGAGAAGCCGAGAAGGATCGAAGGGAATTGACGACTGGGAACTTGGAGGTTCGCCAGTCGAGAGCAGCCTCTGTGTGCTGCTGATACATCAAGTTTTGGATTCGAGAGCTACGGGAGTCACGTTCCCTCATGCCCCTCCGGGGGTTGACGTGACTGCTACACGGTCGTCAAGCGCGTAGAGGCGTGCGGAGGCGATCAGGAACGGCTCGGATCAGCGCTGACGGTCTACGCCGGGGTTCGACTCCCCGGGGCGCGCGAGGTGCCGTTTTCCAGCGGCCGAAGATGCCGCCATCTCAGGGTTCGAATCCCGACGCGAAAGCGTGAGGCAGAGACGCGGCGACCCCGGTTCGAATCCGGGCGGCACCTTGTGGGGTTCGGTTCGGCATTGGGGGTACCGAACCCCACAACACACAAACGAAAGGCACGTGAAATGAGCTGGGACAACAACCCGTACTACCACCCCGAGGTCCACGGACTCGTGAAGGTCGATGAGGCCTACCTGTCGGAGCCGGACTACTCGTTCGACATCCTCGCCGTCTGGGCGGACGCGGATGGCTTCTACCTCGGCACCGACTCCGGCTGTTCATGCCCCAGCCCGTTTGAGGACTATCAGGGCCGCGGCGACATGACCGGGCCGCTGACTGTGGAGCAGGCCATCGAGGAGGCGACCAGCCTCCGCGGAACGTCGACCTACGACCAGCCAGCGTGGGATTACTTCCTCAGCCAGGTCCGCAGTCATGAGCCGTCGTGACCCGACCGCGTGGGTGAACGGTCGCCCCGGATGGATACACCGTGAACGCAACCACACCATCCGCCACGCCATCCTCTACGGGCTCACCGTAGCCCTCATAACCCACGCGGCCCTGACCGTGCTGTTCTCACCGAACCGGAGAAACCGATGACACTGCACCGCCTCGTAGTCCGCCTCCTGGTCCGCCCCTACGTGTGGGCATGGCAGCAGGAACGGCAGACCATCCTCACCCGAACCATCCGCGCCGCGTGGCGTGCCCTCTAAGGAGTCGTCGTGAACGCTGCTGATGCTGATGATGCGGTCGCCGAAGCCCGGAAAGCGCGGGACGAAGCGGCCGTGACCCTTGAACGTGCGAAGAACGCCGCACATGTTGCCGCACAGAACCTTGGGTTCGCGGAACGACACCACGCGGCGATGGATGCGTGGGTTGGTCAGCGGGAACGGGTGTTGCGGGAGTTGACCATCGCAGACGACGGCGGATTTCACCCTACGGAGGACTCATGAACCGAAGATTTCTGGCGTCGAACGGGGTGACGGTCATCGAAACCCCCACCTACATCACCTACCAGCACCCGGGCGACACATGGCCCACCATCCACCTCGAGCCTGAGGTGGCGGATGCGTTGCGTGAGTACTTCACCACACACCCCAAGGAGGACACGTGAACGGCAAGCAGATCGCCAAGATCATTCGCGAAGCGGCCGATGGTGTCAGCCCCGCGTATCACTACGACACGATCGACTCCCAGATCGCCAGCGCCTTCCGGGAGTTGGCAGACGAGTTCGAGCGCCATGAGGAGGACTCATGACCGTCGTCCACGATCTTCCTGACGCCGATTACCATTCGCGCCCCGAGCTCTCCAGCACCGGGGCGCGACTTCTTTTGCCCGAGTTCGGTGGGTCGCCGGCGAAGTTCAAATACCGGCAAGGACGCGAATACACGTCGGCCGCGTTCGACGTCGGCAAAGCAGTACACGCTGCGGTGCTCGGGGTTGGTGCGGAAGCCGTCGCATACCCGGAAGATGTGCTCGCGTCGAACGGTGCCGCATCCACGAAGGCCGCGAAGGACTGGGCTGACAGTGTGCGGTTCGAGGGGAAGATCCCCATGAAAGCCGCCGACATGCGACCCATCACCGGCATGGCCGAAGCCGTCCTCAAGCATCCGACCGCGCGTGCACTGTTCGAGCTTCCCGGGCATCGGGAAGTGTCCGTGTTCAGTGAGGTTGACGGGGTGAAGGTGCGGGCACGGTTCGACGCGCTCACCGATGAGACACCGCAGGGTGTGTTCGGCATCGACCTGAAGACCACCTCCGACTCCGCTGACGGTGACACGTTCACCAAGACGGTCGTGAAGTACGGGTATTTCCTGCAAGAGCAGTGGTACCGCGAAACCCTCGGCCAAGACATCCGCTTCGCCTTCGTCGTCGTCGAGACAACCGCCCCATACCTCGTCGCCGTCCACGAACTCGGACTCGCCTACAAGGACATGGGGAAGACGCTCGCAAAGGTCGCCCGCACCCTCTACGCCGAGTGTGAGGCGACGAACACGTGGCCCGGACACCCCGAAGACGTACAGGTTCTCGAACCGCCCGTGTGGGCGGCAATGGCACACGAAGAACGCTACGCACTCAGCTCAGAAATCAGGATCTGATGTTCATCGACAACCGAGACACCCGCACGCTCACATTCAACTCCGCCGAGTTCCGCAACGTGTGGGCCGTCCACCGCGGAAAGGTCTTCCAGGACCACGACCTGACACCGTTCCAGCGTGAGTGGGAGGAGTGGTTGGCCAACGCCAAAGCCGAGGCGTGGCTGGAAGGCCACGCTGCCGGCCGCGATTACCAGGGCGACGGCTGGAACGCCGATTCGCACGACCCCGACGCAGACAACCCATACCGAACTGGAGGGGGCCGCTGATGGACATCACTAAGACCGTTGAACCCCGCAGTGACCAGCTCAACTTCGACCACGTCGCCTCGCATGACCTGACGATCACGATCGTTGAGGTGAAGGCCGGCGGACCGGAACAGCCCGTCGAGCTGCACAACGCCGAATACCCCGGACGTCCGTACAAGCCGGGTAAGTCGATGCGGCGGGTTCTGATCGCGGCTTGGGGCACGGAGGCATCCGCGTACGTCGGCCGAAGCATCACGCTCTACGGTGACCCAACGATCAAGTTCGGTGCCGACGCCGTGGGGGGCATCCGGATTCGAGCGCTCTCGCACATCGAGAAGCCGCTGACTGTCTCACTGACTGTGACTCGCGGCCGACGTGCACCGTTCACCGTCCAGCCGCTCCCGTCCGATACGGGCGGGCTCGAGGCTGCACTGGCCGACATCGCAAACGCCGACTCCATCCCGACGCTCAAGGCGGCATGGGATCTCGCCGGCAAACGCGGCATCCAGAACCACCCCGACGTCGTCGCCGCCAAGGAACGACGCAAGACCGAACTCACCACCGAGGAGGCGTGATGTCGAAGCCCAGAGTTTTCCACTCCAAGACACGCCTCACCGACCCGTGGGGTGTGCGGTACAGGGCTTCGGAGACCACTGATTGGTTCCCGAACTGGGAGGACGCGATGCGGAAGGCGCTCACCTGGGCGCGGGTATCGAACACTGCCAACAAGGTGATGAGGTACCTGCCGTGAAGAGTTGGCGGATCAAGCTCAACACCGACGAAACCGTGGACGAGGTTGTCATGTTCACCGCATACGTGCACCTCGAAGACCTCGGAGACGCATACATGCTGATCGTCGACAACGGGGAGCAGCACATCCACCTCACCATCCCGTCGAAGCGTCGCAAGGCGTTCGTCTTCGAGCAGTTCGACCCGAGCGCGCAGGTGGAGTCGTGACTGTTCTTGACGCACCCCGGGTAGACACGATCATCCTCGACGAAACCATCCTCGACGACGACCCCAGTTGTCAGGCCGCATACGGGTGCGACAGGACCGCCGAGTGGTCTTGCGTCATGCGGTGCTGCGGCGACTCCTCTTGTCTGTGCGTTGGGTGTCTCGCGAAGGCACGCAAGGTAGCTGACGGTCGCTACATCACGTGCCGTTCCTGCGGTCACTGTTTCGGGTTCGCCCGGTTCGAGACCATCGTCAGGACCGTGCCCCTGTGAGTCGCGCGAAACCTATCCCTCCCGGCAACCGCCGCATCGTCGAAGAGAGATCCGGCTCGGTATGCGAGGGCTGCGGGAAAGCGCGTGCGACCGAGGTACATCACCGTCGCTACCGTTCGCGCGGAGGCGGGCACGAAGTCTCCAACCTGCTGCACCTGTGCGGGTTCGGGAACAACGCCAAGGAGGGGTGCCACGGTGTCGCGCATTCCGCTGAGGGTGGCGAGCTCGGATGGTCCTGCAACTCCTGGGAGAACCCGAAACACCGCCCGGTCCTGTACCGGGGAACCCTGATGTGGCTTGTCGACGACGGCAGGGTGGTCGACGTCAAACCCGAACCCGAATTCTGAAGGAGGGCCAGTTATGTCGTCAGAGTCATATTCGCGATACAGCGAAGACGGTTACCTGCTCGACGAGTGGGACCGGGAATACGGCTACTGCAACTCGTGTGGCGAGGAAGCTCTGGCCGGCGAAGACTGCTGCGAAGACGGCGAGGTGGTCCCCGTTGCCTGACAAGCGCACACGCATTTGGATGGTCGCGTTCTTCGAGTCACACCTGACCTCACCCAGCATCCCCGAACGCATCCATGCGATACCGCACGCGTTCTTCAACGGGTTCGACGTGGACGAGATCGTCGCACTCACCGAGTTCCCAAAGTGGCGGGTCCAACAAGTGTTGCTGGCCGACGCCGTCAACCGAACAACAGACGACTAGGAGCAAGACCAATGGCACAACCCAACTTCCTCCCGGATGTGTGGACGAAGAGAATCAACGACATCCTCGCCCAGCAGTCGGCGCACATCGAGAGCATGTTCGGCCCCATCCGCAAGGGCCACCACCTGCCGCTCACGGAGTCGCAGCTTCGCCAGTTCGAGGACTTCAAGCTCCGGTACAACGCGATCGTTGCGGAGGGGGAAGCGAAGGGCTACCTCGATTACGACCGTGACGGTGGCGTGTTCTTCACAACCCCGCATGGGGAGCGGGTGTGGGACGAGTCGGAAGAGGAATTCGCTGCCCGCCACGCCGCGTGGGTTGCTGACAGCCCTACCGTGACGTTCCCCGCCGCGACAGACAAATGAGAGGGCGCGACGGATGAAGGGTAGCGGCAAGGATGACCGGCTGTTCGCGCCGTTCCCCATCGAGATGGATGAGCACCCGAAGATCATCGGACTGTCGGACGCAGCGTTCCGGGCCGTCTTCGAGGCCACGTTCTACTCGCGGCGGATGATGTCAGACGGCTTCCTCGACGAACGCGTGGTCCTCCGACGTTGGGGCCAGGCTGTCGCGGACGAGCTCGGATCGAACGACCCTGAGCGCCCGTCGTGGATTCGGGTTGAGCGTGGCTGGCGCATCCACGACTTCGAGAAGCATCACCCGCTCCGATCAGAGATTGAAGCCAAGCGGCGGGAGATCTCGGATCGACGCCGGGAAGCGGGTAGCAAGGGTGCGGCAAGCAGATGGCAAACCGATAGCAAACCACCGGCAAGCCATAGCTCAGAGACAGAGACAGAGACAGAGACAGAGACAAGACCTAAAAGACCTTCTCCACCTTTGGCGGAGGAGTTCGACAAGTTCTGGGGAGAGTACCCACGGAAAGAGGGCAAGGGTGATGCGCGTAAAGCGTTCGCCGCTGCGAGGAAGAAGACCGACCTCGAGGCCATCATGTCGGGGCTTCGCAGGTACAAGCTCGCATCCCTCCTGACCGAGAAGCAGTTTGTGAAGATGCCTGGCCCGTGGTTGAGGGCTGAGCGGTGGGACGACGAACCCGTAGCCGGCACACCCTCACCCGACGCGGTGAAGCAAGTGTTCTGCCGGTTCCACGACTATTACCCGTTGCCGTGTGCGAAGTGTGCGCGTGAAGAAGGGGAGAACGCGTTTTGACTCGTCGAATGTCTGATGCGGTGTTGACGGCCCGCGGTGAACTGCTGGAACAGTACGGGCACCCCCACACATGGGTCCGGTTCGATACCCCGGTGCGGATTGTGGATGCCCGCCCACGACGGAACACCCCGAACTATCTCGGGTGGGCGCGTGTCGACGCACAACCGGGGCCGTCTGGTCGTGTCCCGGTCAGGTGGATCAACGAAACCAACTTCAACAGGTACTACCGAAAGGTGCAGGAATGACTAGCGACAGTTACGGGCGGACGTGGCTCATGGGCAGCGCGGAGGAACGAGTGGCGTCGGCTGCTGACCTTCGCCTGCCCGACAATGCGATCGCTCAGGTGTCGGCATTGCCCGAACGGGACGGTTTCCTCATTCGCTTCTGGCCACCGAACGGTACGCATGAGTACGGGGGGACGAACCTTACCGTGCTTTCAGTGATCCTGAAGTCGGACGGGACGATCGTCCACTTCTATTCCGACCCGGAGCGGGCGTCGTGACTGTTTCTCGTGTTCGTGTCCCTATGACCATGTCCGGGTACTGCGCCCACCCGAGTACACCCGAACACACGGGATGTCGGCGGGTGTCGTGTACCTGCGACTGCCACCAAGCCGATAGGAATGAGCAATGAGCGATCTCAAGATGCTGTGCCCCGCCTGCGACGCCTGGACATCCGCCGTGGGGATCGCCTTCCGAGACGGTGCTGATTGCCCGTACTGCGGTCTCCCCGCCGAAGCCGCCCGCATGGTCATTGAGGCGCAGGAACGCAACGTGAGCGAAGAAGTGCTGAAGCGGCTCACCGACGCCGAGATCCGCGCCGCGAAAGCAGAGACCGAAGCGGCCGAACTCCGCGCACGCCTCGCCACCATCCGCCGAGCGCTAGACGAGTAGCCGCACCGCTCGAACCAACCAACAAACGGTCCTCTTTCCTTCGGGTAGGGGGCCGTTTCTCATACCCCCAAGGAACCAACATGACTTTGTGCCCCGAAGATCACAAGCACGGCGCCACGGGCACCTGCTACCAGAAGCACCGCTGCCGCTGCACCTCCTGCAAAGCACACCGCGCCAGACAGGAACGGGAACGCGAAGAACGGGCACGCAACGGCGAAACCCAAGAGTTCGTCAACGCAATCATCACCGTGCCCCGCATCATGCAGCTCATGCGTGAGGACTGGACCTACGCCGACATTGAAGCGGTCTCCGGTGTGTCCGTCCCCACCATCTCCCGCATCATGCGTGGCATCACCGACCGGGTGGAACGGGAAACGGCTGACGCACTCCTCGGCACACACCCGAAGATGCGGCACCGGGCACCCGAACCCCGCAAAACCGACGCCACCGGAACCATCCGCCGCATCCGCGCACTCGTCGCAGTCGGATGGACATTCTGGGCCATCAGTGCACGCGCCGGCCACGCGAAAACGTGGGCGTACAACATCACCCGCTCCACCGTCGTCACCGCAACCACCCGCGACATCATCGCCCGCCTCTACGACGAAATGTGGAACACCCTCCCACCCCGTGACACGACGGTGGAGAAGCAGTCGTACACGCGGTCACGTGGCATCGCAGTGAAGAACGGGTGGGCGTCACCCCTCGCATGGGATGACGACACCATCGACGACCCGGGGGCGGAACCCGAACTCCCCACCGTCGAAGAACTGTGGGCATCGACCGTCGACTCCGCCATCGCGGGGGAACAACCCGACATGAACCCGGAACAACGCCGCGAAGTCATCAGCATCCTCAACGAACGCCGCTGGTCAGGCCGGCGCATCGCTGAACACATCGGTTGCAACGTGAAGACCGTTGAACGGGTGCGTGCCGAGCTCGGGTTGCCGATCTACCTCGCAACGAACACCCACCACAAAGACGGGACGTTGACCGCAGCATGACTGACACAGTGTCGTTCTTCATCGAAGGCGTCCCAGTCCCCCAGGGCAGTAAGACCGTTTCGCAGGCGAAGGGTCGGGCGTGGTTGCGGGACGCGAACGCCGCCCGCCTGAAACCGTGGCGGCACGTTATCGCCACCCATGCGGACCTTGGGGTCACGTTCGACTGTCCAGTCATCGTGACCCTTTCGTTTGTCCTCCCACGCCCCCAGAAACCCCGCTGGGCGGTGCCCGCTGGGCGGGTCGGTGACGTCGACAAGCTCACGAGGGCCGTCCTAGACGGTCTCACCGATGGCGGGCTACTCGCCGACGACTCCCTCGTCGTGACCCTTGTCGCGACGAAGCGTTACCCAACACCCGGAGACCCTACCGGCGTCGGAATAGACGTCACCGAATGGAGCAACTAATGGCTGGCGAAACCATCATCACCGTCGTGGGCAACCTCACTGCCGACCCCGAGCTGCGGTACACGCAGAACGGCCTCCCCGTCGCAAACTTCACCATCGCTTCAACACCGCGGAACTTCGACAAGGCGACCAACGAGTACAAGGACGGCGAAGCACTGTTCCTCCGCGCATCCGTGTGGCGTGAGTACGCCGAACACGTCGCCGGGTCACTGACGAAGGGTTCCCGTGTCGTCGCGACCGGGCGCCTCAAGCAGCGGTCCTACCAGGACAACGAGGGCAACAACCGAACCGCGATCGAGCTCGAGGTTGACGAGATCGGCCCGTCGCTGCGGTACGCGACCGCGACCGTCACCCGTGCGGCAGGTGGCGGCGGAGGTACGCCGCGGGAAAGCGCACCTCCCGCGGCGGCGGACGCGTGGTCTACCCCTGGCGACTTCGGGGCCGAAAGTCCCTTCTGATGGGCCAGCCACGTCCCTGGTGGAACCCGTCGAAGGCTCAGCAGGCGGTCATTGACTCCGTCCGGAACCCTCCCCCCGAACCACCCGCGCATGTGTGCGGCAACTGTCGGAACCCGTTCACAGGTGGACGACCCGACTGCCCCAACGCAAGGAGACCCGGATGAGTGCGCTCGAAGACGCCCGCGCCGCACTGGCGACGGAACCATTGATGCGTGCGGGCCTGGATCAAAACCCCGGCCCGACGTACCAGGCACATCTTGCTACGGAAGACCTGCGAAAAATCCGCCAGGCCCTCCGCGACCTGATCGCCGAACACGAGCTCCTCGCGGTGGCCTGCGCGCACGAGTCATGGGAGCAACACGGCGTTAGACGTCGATGTGCGGACTGTCGCGAGCACTTGGGGCAAGAGTGAAGCTGAAGATTGGTTCGCTGTTCTCCGGCTACGGCGGACTCGACATGGGCGTCATGTCAGTCCTTGGGGGTGAGGTGGCGTGGCACGTCGAGTTCGACGAAGCACCATCACGAATCTTCGCCCGCCACTGGCCCGACGTACCCAACTACGGCGACGTCACAAAGGTGGACTGGCTGTCAATGCCAGCCGTTGATGTCCTGACGCTGGGTTTCCCCTGTCAGGACTTGTCGCTTATCGGGCGCCGCTCGGGGATGCGGCCAGGTACCCGCTCAGGGCTCTGGGGGGACGCGGTCAAGGCGATTGCCACGCTCCGCCCGCGGCTGGTCGTGATTGAGAACGTGAGAGGACTTCTGAGTGGATGCGCCGAATGCGAAGCCGATAGCGAGATTGGACCTTGCCCGCGATGTGCTGACCCCGATTACCGAGGGGGACATGCTCCCAACGTTCGAGCACTTGGACGTGTACTCCTCGACCTTGCCCGCCTCGGGTATGTGGGCAGATGGGTTGGTGTCCGAGCTGCCGATGCCGGGGCGCCTCACGGACGGTTCCGGGTCTTCGTTGTTGCGTACCCCGATGGCGGCGGAGGATGGCGGGGGTCCGTTGCACCCGGACACGGCGCGCGAGCGGGGTCAGACTCTGCGGCTGACCGGGCAGATGCTCGCATTGACCGGTCACCTGCTACCAACCCCGAGGACGACCGACAAGAACGGCCCAGGAGTGCACGGTACGGGCGGGCTGGACTTGAGGACGGCCATCCATCTACTGCCGACGCCAGCCGCGTCAAATCCGAACGACGGGGAACCGACCGAGTCATGGTTGGCCCGCCGATCGCGAGTGAAGATGACGGCACAGAACGGCAACGGCATGGGGATGCCCTTGACGATCGCGGCTCAACTGATTGGCGAGAGTACGCCCCGGCAATCGAGCGATGGGAACACCAGCTCGGACGGCTGGCCCCTGCCCCCACCTCTCCTGACGGACGAGGTGGGAAGCACCGACTCTCTCCTCGATTCGTGGAATGGATGATGGGCCTCCCCGAAGGCCACGTCACGAACGTTGGTTTGACGCGAGCCCAGCAGTTGAAGGCGCTCGGCAACGGCGTCGTACCGCAACAGGCCGCGCTGGCCCTGACCTTGCTAGGAGTACACGCATGAGGCGTAAGGGGACGATCGGTCCCATTCTCCCGACCACATCTCGGGGGCATTGCGGGTTCATCACCTCATGGGCTGTAACCGAGTGTTACGCACCGGCGGTGGAGCATCACCTGTTTGATCGTCCGGGCGGGTCGGGCATGTTCGTGTGCGCTGTGCATGCTGCGAGGGCCAGGGCGGTGTTTGATCCGGCTGACCGTCACCCTGTGACGGGGGAGTGTGTTCACCCGGACGCGGAGTGGCAGTTGTCGACGGGGCGTGCGGGGTTTTGTTTCGTTCCTGTGGAGGGTGTGGTGTTTGTGTCTGAGTTTGAGGAAGCAGGAACCCGATGACCGAACTGTTGGACGCGGTTGATGCGCTCACGAAACCTGGGGTTCTGCATCACACGATTCAGGATTCCCGGTTCACGTGTGTCGTGTTCGACACGCCACTGTTGGATCGGTTGGAGAACGAGATCCGGTTCTCCCTGTCACGGGAGGGATCGAAGTCGCTCCCGAATCAGCGGGTTCCGATCAACTCCGGCGCCCTGATGCTGTTCATGCGGATCAGTTCACAGATCACCGATTGGGCGCATGACGCGAAAGCGACCGTCCATAAGGGTGACCCGTCACGGACGTTGCGGGCCTGGTACGTGGCATGGACGCAGACGGAACGCGAGGCGGGAAGCATCGCCGGGCGGGTGCGTCTCCTCACCGGCTGGGAAGCATCCATCCGCAGGGAGATTGAACCACCCCGACAGAAAGACCTCCCCGACCCGTGCCCTGCGTGTGGGGCGTCGGAGTGGTGGAGGGATGGGGAACGATACCCACGTCCCCTTGTCGTCGAATCACCTAGGAACCCCGACAAGTCGTTGATCGACGAATCCACAGCTCATTGCCGCGCCTGCGACAAGAGGTGGGGAGCACGAGAACTCGCCTACGAACTCGAAACCAGGGAGACCCCGTGACTGAATCCTTCGCGTCCGCCCACATCTCCCACCACCACGAGGACGGCGCTGGTTGGCCGTGCCCCGAAACCGTCGACACAGACGGTCGGGTCCGCGGTCGCTGCATCGCACCCGAACTCTTCACCGAACGAAAGGCAAGTTGAATGAACACCACAAGCAAGAAGGTCACCGGATGGATTCTGGTGGCCGTTTTCATCTCCACGGTCGTACTCGCGAACGTCCTCACCACCCACTACGGGTTCGTCCCCGTTGGGTTCGGACTCACCGCCACCGCAGGCACCTACGTGGCCGGCGCAACCCTCGCACTCAGAGACGGCATCCAAGACACCCTCGGCAAGTGGGTGGTCATCGCAGCGATCCTCGCAGGTGCAGCCCTGTCCTTCGCAATGTCCGCACCATTCATCGCCCTCGCATCGGTGATCGCGTTCCTCGTGTCCGAGCTCGCGGACTACGGCGTGTACACGCCCATCCGCAAGCGGGCCAGGTTCGGTGACCGCAAGTGGGCCATCGCGGTTGCAGCATCCACCGTCGTTGGTGCGGTGGTTGACACGGTCCTGTTCCTCGGGATCGCGTTCGGTCCCGCCGCAATCATCCCCGCCCTCCCCGGGCAACTCGTAGGCAAGGCGTGGGCGATGCTCGCGTTCATTCTCATCGGATGGGTGGTGTCCCGTGCTGTACTTCGGAAACCCGTCCACGGGACCTATTCGTGACGCAATGACCTCCGGCACCCTCGGGATGATCAACACGCCCATGCAGGGCAACGCGATCCCCGAGGGTGCCGCATGGTGTGCCGACAACGGATGCTTCGGCAAAGGGTTCCCCGGCGAAGACGCATGGCTCGCATGGTTGGACAGTTTCACCCCGGAGCAACGCTCGAGATGCCTGTTCGCGACCGCCCCTGATGTTGTCGCTGACGCCGCAGGAACCCTCGAACGCTCAACCCCATGGCTCCCGAAGATCCGTGAGCTCGGATACCCGGCAGCGTTCGTCGCGCAAGACGGCGCCGAAACGGTCGGTGTCCCGTGGGACGAGTTCGACGCACTCTTCCTGGGCGGCACCACCGAATGGAAACTCGGACCCCACGCCGCACAACTCACCCGGGAAGCGAAAGCCCGCGGCAAGTGGGTACACATGGGCCGGGTCAACTCCGAACGCCGACTCAGGTACGCCGCGGCTATCGGATGCGATTCCGTAGACGGCACCTACCTTGTCTTCGGGCCAGACCAGAACCTTCCCAAACTCAAACGCTGGCTTGACCGCAACCAGACGGCCCCATCCCTCACCGGGTGGGGCTCACTCATCTAAGGAGACCGACCATGCTCGCAAAGTTCCACACGGAAGTCCGCCCCCTCAATGGGTCGGGCAAGATCACCGTTGTTGTCATCGCGCCGACTCGGAAAGGTGTTGTCGATCGGGCGCTCGAACTCGGTTGGGACGGGGACCCGGCTGACGCCTTCACTGTCATCACCCACGTCGAAGAGGTGCCGGGGGAACCAACCGCCGACGAGTGGGTTGAGTCCGAACCGGCCCAATAGGGTATTGCGCACGAACGTTCGTGTGTGTATAATCGACCCTAGGTTGATGCATCGCGCCTTCAAACCGACTTTGCTCCCCATCGCCCTCCCGGATTGGTGGGGATTTTCCGTTCTCCCGGCATGACGGTGACCCCGTAGTTCGGTAGAGAACCGCCGCGCCCAGGAGCCGGCACCCACAAGCGAATACGCCCGAGCCACGTAACGGTGCGGCGGGCACCTTCACTTTCCCTGTGCACGCGCCCCTGCGTAATCCGGGGGGAGTGTGCACCCAACCCATTGGGAGCGACCATGGGACTCAAAACCGCCGCTGAAACCGTTGAACAACACATCCCGGGACCGAAGTGTTCCTTCGGGGAACTGCTCCGCAGACTGGAACGCGACGACTACGCGTACTACGAGCAGATGATCCGTGAGGAGAAGCCGAAGACGTTCATTGCGGACGTGTTCCGTGCTGACGGGCATGACGTGTCTCAGGACAAGGTGCGTCGGCATGTATCGGGGCGTTGCTCATGCCGCTGAGGGCGGCGGGCGCCGCGATGAACCCGGCAGTCCGTAACCGCATCCTCATCCTTGACGTGGAACGTGTCTCCGGTGTCTCCGAGCAGCAGTGGTGGGACCGGGGCGACCTGAAGAACCGGTACATCCACCACGAAACGGTGGTGCGGGAACCGCGCACGACGATCGTTTGTGCGAAGTGGTACGACTCGCCTGATGTTCTCCGGTTCGCCGAGTGGGACAAGGGCGGGCGGGGTCCGTTCCTCCGCGAAGTTCACTCCCTCATGGGCATGGCCGACATCATCGTCGGCCACAACCTTGATGGTGCTGATGTGCCGTGGTTGAAGGGTGATTTCTACTTCCCGAAGATTGGGCACAAGCACCGCCCGCAACTTCCCCCGCTCCCACCGTTCAAGACTGTCGACACCCTCAAGGTGGCCCGCCAGTTCAGGACCGGGGTGCAGTTCAAGTCTCTCGACGCCCTGTGTCAGATCATCGGCATCCCGGCGAAGACAGACGCTTACGACCGTGAAGCGATGAACCGTGCTGTGGCTGGGTCTGTGGAGGACCGGGAACGTCTCACCGAGTATTGTGCCGGCGACGTCATCGCCACACAGGGCCTCTACGACGC